CGGAAGTAAAATGCTACGTTTCTTTATAGTAAGTTTTTTTATTATTTTTAGCAGTTTTGTTTATGCTGAAGATGACACAATAAATACGAATACTAATATAAATTCCAGTGGGTCTATGGATACGACTATACAAAGCCCACCACCATCGGCAATCTCACCACAAGTCAGCACAAGCGGATCTGATTTGTGCGTCGTGGGGATCTCAGGCGCAGTGCAGACGCAGATATTAGGTATCTCTGGCGGCAAAACTGTGAAGGACTTAAACTGTGAGCGTATTAGGGCAAGTAAACTACTGAGCGATTTAGGAATGCGTGTGGCTAGTGTGTCACTGCTCTGCGCCGATGATAGGGTCAAAGAGGCCATGAAAAACGCTGGAACGCCCTGTCCAATAAATGGTAAAATAGGCGATGAGGCCAGACTTGAATGGGAGATGAAAGCTGTGGAGGCGCGTATTAGCGAAGATCAGAAAAATCTAGTAGAAAGGCTGTTTGATGAACAAGCTGAAACAAAAGTTGGGCTGGGTGTCATCATTGGCACTTTGTTTATGTTACTCTTACTCTAACGCCGATCCATACAGTTACTGGGCGAGTACGAATGCCGCCAAAAATGGATTGAGCTGGAGTATGTCATCTGTCTTACCATCGATTGGTGGCGTCGATATAAATGGCCTGATCTACAGATACACTACAGAAAAAGAAACAGACGCAGATATGAAGGTTACAGTCGGTAATCTAAACTTTGGCGGCGATGGTTACTTGTTTAAAGAAACTGATGACTGGTCTGGTGTGCCGTCTAATACAATAACTAAGTCATTTCCATTAAATAACATTCCATTAGAGAAATGGGGCGATGGGTCAATCACAGTTGAGGGTGAGGGTACTGTTAAAGATGCTACAGTTGTATATACATTCCGCGTTGATGAATGTTATGACCCACAGCTTAATCCAAGTTGCGCTGGGTATAAGAAGCCCATTCCAGAGATACCAGAGGTTGAGGTTTATAATGCATTGGAAGATGACGCAGTTGTAGACGCAATTAAAGAGGAAGAATACGAATACCCAGATGAGGCTAAAATCCCAGAAGATGATGAGGACGATGAAAAGCCAACAAAGATTGAGCTGGGTCTGATGTCTGCTGAGAATGCATTGACTATGTTTCAAGATTATAATCAAAACGAGCTTATTAACATGATCAACAACCAAACCAATTTGCAATCATACTATGATCTTGCTCTAAATGGTGGTATATACAAAGATAAGTATCAGCTAAGTCAAAACCAAATGCCAGATAATAAGAAGGCGTTGCGTAATAATTTAGCACAACAACTAAAGCATGAACAAATGGTAGACATGCAGTACAAATAAGTGAGGTTAATATGAAATATTTAGCAATACCACTATTAGCACTAGCTACACCAGCTTTTGCAAATAGTGTAGATATAGTCGGCAATGTGGCGGCGAAGTGTGTTATCCAGACAACTAAAACTGGTGCATACGGAAACCCAACCCCAAACAAATTATCAACAGCCGTTTCTGATGGTGGAATACTTCCAGAAATTCGCATAGATGTGTCTATTGCGGATAGCTACAAGGCAAATATTACATACCCAACAAGTTTTACGTCATCACCATCGCTAAATGACGTTGTATCGTGGACAGGATCGGTTGCAGTGAGCAATACGAGTGTCTCTGGTATGTCAGGTTATGACAGCGCCAAAACTGTTTCTGGGGCTACTACGTCGTATACATTGACGCTGGCTGGATCGACATGGTTTGCAATATCTAGCACTGCTACATACGGCGGCGGTAAGCCGTTTACAGGTGGGACATATACTGCCCAAACGACTGCCACATGCATACCGAAGTAAAAGCACTTGTAATTGCTACGTTATTGGGGTCTGGCGTATCTGCTCACGAACAGACCCCAGCCTACCTAAAAATGAAGTATTCTACAGTTAAAAACGTAGTAAAATTTGAACTGTCTATATTTAACCAAAGGGAGCGCGTTAAATATTACAGAATAGCATTATTTGATAAAAATTTTGTGGGGCTTCCATTTTCTACGAGGCATAGGATAATAAAAGTTGAACTGTCTATATTTAACCAAAGGGAGCGCGTTAAATATTACAGAATAGCATTATTTGATAAAAATTTTGTGGGGCTTCCATTTTCTACGAGGCATAGGATAATAAAGGTTGATTACCAAACTAGAAAAAACTTTGATGTATACGTTAGGAAGAGCGATCTGGACGAGGCTCAATATATATGCACCATCTCGAAGACAATGAAAGAGCGAGGCTCTAAGCCGTTTGTCAGGTCTATGGTGTGTTCAAAAATTATGGAGGAAACTAAATGAAATATGCAATCATTCTATCCTTAATTGCTGGCAATGCATTAGCCGACAGCTCGTCGCTATCTCTGGCGTTGCCCACACCAAATCTCAATACTCAATCCGATAGAATAAGATCTGGCAGTATAGAATGCTCGAACTCTATCTCTGGCTCTACACTGCTGGAATACGGCTTAACTGGCCTGCTGTCTGGCCTTAACACTGACGCGAGGGGCAAAGACATTGGCGTTTACGCACGCATTGTTATTCCACTGAATGCACCAAAGAAGCGTATCGAGTGCCAGAAATTATTTGAGGTGGAGTTGTTGCAACGTAAAATGGAAATACGCATGTTGCAGGAAGAACTAAATGCAATGAAAAATTTACAATCTTCAGAAATGGAGTTTGAGAACTAATGGTCGATACAACTAAAATCGCGGATGGTATTGATGGTTTAGCTGACCGCCAACTTAAAGCTGGGGGCATGAAGTTGACGGCTGGTTCTATACTAGCAATATTTGCATTCCTGTCTACAATAGGATCTGGATTATATGGTGGCTTGCTAATGTGGCAAAAGATTGAAGAGCTGGCTAATTTAGACATATCCGCATACCAACAGCAAATGGATGTGATGGATGCAAAAGTTACAGGCATATCAGAGAAGGTCGAGGAGAGCGTGGAATATAGCCGTGATATTAAAAATAATTTACGTGATGATCTATTGCGCGTTGAACAACAGACAGATCGTATTGAGACAATGGTTCGTAAGACTGAGGATAAAGTCAGGGAAATGATCGATAAGGCTGAGGTGCGCTTTGAAAATCAACGAGAACGTGTTAGAGTTTCACAAAGCGGCGAGATGAAAGAGCTTGAAGATAAATTAATGGGTAAGTTGCAACGAGCGCTTGATAACCCATTAGCAGATTAGGATTATCACAATGGATGAATTTAAAAAATTTGATGTAGATGGAAATGGCACAATTGATCAGGCGGAATGGGATCGCATGGCGCTGGAAGATAGGCGCTTACGAATGCAGGATGAAGACGCCCAGCGTGATGCAATTAGGTCAATGACGTGGTTTGCTCTATTTGGAATGTTACTCTATCCATTCGCTGTGATTGGCGCTGTAATTTTTGGATTAGATGAAGCCGCTAATATATTGGGATCGATGGCAAGCATTTACTTTGTGTCTGTAGCTGGTATCGTATCTGTATTTTTTGGAGCTAACGCATTGGCGAAAGGAAAAGATAAATGATTGGATTAGGATTAATAGGCCAAGTTGCCGATCTTGCTGGCACTATGATTGAAGGCAAAACTGCTGTGAAGAAAGCTGAAGCCCAAACAAAAATGAAAATAGCAACAGGTGAAATTGATTGGGATATTGCCGCTATGAAAGCTACTGAGAATAGCTGGAAGGATGAGTGGATTACATTGCTGTTTAGCATACCTCTCATTCTGGCATTCTGTGGTGATTGGGGTAATCAGATCGTGCAGGATGGATTTGCCGCTTTAACTAATATGCCAGCTTGGTATCAGTACAGCTTAGGGGGCATTGTGAGTGCATCAATTGGGATGCGTGGTGTAAGTAAATATTTCGGAGGTAAAAAATAATGTCATTATATGAAAATATTCACAAAAAAAGAAAACGCATAAAAGATGGTAGCGGCGAGAAAATGCGTAAAAAAGGCGCTAAAGGCGCTCCAACAAACAAGGCGTTCAAGCAAGCGGCAAAAACTGCGAAGAAAAAGCCAACTAAACGTAAAACTAAAAAGGCATAGCAATGAGTGAAGCAATGAAAAAGCTCCAAGAGAAAGTTGGAGCAGGCGCTGATGGTCACTTTGGCAAAAACACGGCTAAGGCCATTGCCCAGCACTACGAGCTGTCAAATGAAAGAGCCGCGCATCTTTTAGGTCAAGCTAGTCACGAAAGCGGTCACTGGCGGCATACAAGAGAAAATCTGAACTACAGTGCCGAAAGTATGATGCGCGTATGGCCTAGCCGTTTTCCTGATTTAGCTTCAACTGAAGGGCTTGCCAGAAACCCGAAAGCATTAGCCGAAAGTGTATACTTTGGCAGACTTGGTAATGATACTAAAAGAAAAGCAAGTTTATATGTAGGCCGAGGATTTTTACAATTAACTGGCTTTTCAAACGTAAAAGAATTTGCGGCAGATATGGGTGTGCCAGAAGTCATTGAAGACCCACAATTGCTTGAGGAAGAATATGCATTTGAAACTGCATTGTGGTTTTTTAAGAAAAATAAGTTATTTGACATTGCAGACGATGGTGTGAACGACGAAACAATTTTAAAAATCACACGTCGGGTCAATGGTGGCACTCATGGGCTTGTAGATAGAACTGGTGAAACAAACAAAATCTATGAGTGGCTCAACGCATAACAATAAAATCGGTAGAGCTGGTGAATTTCTAGCTCTATCGAGATTATCATTCGCTGGCATTTCCTGCATCTTAGTCCAACATGAGATTGACGATGCATACTTAAAAACGCCAAGCGGTAAATTACTGACGCTACAGGTCAAAACAGCCAGCAAGAAAACTGGAAATGCGAGGCAGTACAGGTGGAATACACAGCCCCTTGGAGATAATAAGAAATCTGATGTGTATGCTTTGGTGGCATATGATATTAAAAAAATTTATTGGGCTAGGGGTGACGATCCCATAATAAAGAAAACGTCAACTCGATTATATCCAGATCAGTTTGTAGATGAAGAAAAATTATTAAATCAAGTTATAAATAGCTTCATAGATTAAATAAATCTCTTGATGATTTGCGCTGTTAGATTTATTTAGACGTGTGGGTAGCATCGGGCATGAAACTACCCACACGATATATTTATTTTAGTTTGAAGTAAACGTAACGCAGAGACTTAGCACCAGCGTTTCCAATAATAGGCGTTGTTTTCTCGTAAGCACGATCAACTAATTTTTGACGATACATGACGTTAAGCGTCCACGCTATATCTGATACGCCAATCCCACTGCTCAGGGCTATCATAGTGGTAGTATATCTTTTATAACTTTTCATATGCTTTAGAATAGCGTCATACTTCTTTTGAGGTATAGGCTTGATCTTACGAAGATCGTGATCAGTCACAAAGTTTTTGTGTGAAGGCTTGTTAACTGTAATTTGGCGCGGCCTCTCAAAAGTTTTATTTATTTTATTTCTGAGGCCACGCCTGATTTGTTCCTGCTCAAAATTGTATAACAAGTGGGAATACATGATCTCATATTTAAATGTAGGCTCATCCCTCATTGCTTGGGCGACTTGTTCTTTCGTCGCATAAGCGAAAGTTGGTGTTCTACATTGTTTAATATCGCCAATTGCTCCTGCATCATCCAGACATAATAGCTCCTCGTCCGAACTTCCTTGCCCTTGAGATCTTCCTGCACTGCCTCGTTGAGCTTGATCAATCTCGTTATCGCTTTGTAGCAATCTTTGGTGTTCATTTGTATTCTCCTCATTCATCATTTTCACGCCTAACGAATTTTCCTTGATCATCCAGAGCTGGGATTAGCCTGTTAGGTTTTTCTGGCATCTCTGGCAGAATTAATCCAGTGCCAGCGCAGTTTGTGCAATCAGCTTTCTCATACAGGTAAGTTTCATGAAAGATATTATAATCTTTTTCGAATAGCGTTTCTCCTGCGCCATTACATTCTGGGCATGGGTAATATTTACTTGCCATTGGATAATCCTTTTGGTCTGAGTTTTGGTACAATAAATGACGAGCTGATGTAGCTTGTCTCGATGCATTGAGCCATACTGTCCATTTTTTCATATGGCTTGTAAACTACTGGCAATGCTTCACCACATTCACGCGCACTGCGATAGAGCGTGGTATCTTGTAGCTCCACGCCGCCAATGACATACGTGAGAACGAGCGTTGTGTAAAATGTCATGATTTATCCTCTTCTACTGATTTTGGTTTTGTAAAAAGAGGTGTTTCTGTTGGAGCAATTGTTTCCATAACTTGATCCAATGCCTCTCTGGTTCTTTTAGTTTTTTCTTGTTTTACAAGCTCATCTAAGTAAGCATTAAATTTATCCAGAGTAAGTAAACGTGAGGCTCTAGCAATATCTCTAACCCAATTGCTATCTTTTAATTCAGCATTACAGGCAACACTAGCATAAGCGCCACACCAAAACTCATAATCAGATTTTAGTTTTTTCAATGTAGCCATTATTCATCCTCTGCAAACGTGTGGGCATAGCCGATTTCAGTTAAGATCCATTTACAGCCACCATCCAGCTTATCTTTGTAATTAGGTATGACCGCGCCAATCAATTCATCGGCTGGCTTCAATGATGTGATACCAGCCTCAGCTAAGATTTTCTTTGGCAGGAACACTTCGTCATGTTCCTTATGAGTGAAAGCAAAGCCGAAGCCATGCTCATGAATTGATTTGATGATTAATCTTTGCATTTTATTCTCCTTAGTTTGCGTTAATAATTGTATCCAGAAAAACTATAATCTCTGGAAGGTGAATGCAGGCTAGGGCAAATAATGCCATAGCCAAGCCATCTTTGATCATTGTGATGTTCATGCCGCCAACAACTTTTTAAATTCTTTTACAACATTGGCTTTTTGACGTGTTCTAATCATTATGTAATCGGCTTTTTGCTTATCACTGTCAGGCATTTCATCAGCCTCTTTGAGAAGTTTTATCGTTTCCATGTATAGATTATAAAGCTCTGATACTTGAACATCTATGTTCTCTGCTTCCATCTCCTCAATTTTAGCATCTACAAATTCATTTGCTTTCTTTGCCGCATAAAAAGCCATTTCGATAAGGACATTCAAGTCATTTCTATTAACGCGCTTGTTTCTAGTCATTTTCATTAATTTATCTGCGGCATAATTTGAAAGACTGCCATAAGCCATTATTGCTCCTGACTTACAAATCCCTGCATCTACAGCTTCATTTATTCTTTTATCAGCTAAATATTTTGCATTAACTGCACCATTTTGATTAAAGCAATGGAAGTGAAGACGATCTTTTAATTTTAATCCATCGTCTGTTTTTATAGTTTTGCAAATTTCTTCAAAGGTATATTTAGGCATGTTAATCTCCATTTGTGTTTGTGTTATTTAAGTAATCTAACAGATTATGAGATAGGGTCAAGCACTTAATATATCATTTATATATCATTGTGCCTGACCCAGCTTAATTATTAATAAATTTTCCGATCTGTAGACCAGATTTTTGTTGCCAATCTACCATTTTTGAACATTCGCCTAACGCAAACATAATTAACAGAATGTCTACCAATCCAAGCATCACCAAGATTTACCGCGTGTTCTAAATCATCTGCGTCAAGCTCAATGATTTTTTTGTCAGTATGAACATGAACAACAAATGTCGTATCATCTGCTTTTCTTTTTAAACGCTGTGATGCCGCTTTATCAGAAAATATAAACTCAGCATTTTCTAATTCTTTAATTTGATTTTCCATTATTTAATCTCCCAATTATTAATGTCTTCATGATCAAACAGTGTGTCTTTCTTCCATGTGATCCATTCATCCATATTTTTTAATGTAGTATTCCAATGAATTACTCTTGTTCGAGAATGCCTATGCATAATATATCCATGTGGATAATCGCGGCTGATAAAGTAACCAGCCTGCTCAAGCTCGTCACTCAATCTCCATTTTCTGCTAGTTTTAAGGATAGAATTTGGGTCTTTATAATCTTTTACAAAATTTTCCATGTTAATCTCCATTTGTGTTTGTGTTTACTCATACAGAATAGCAGTTATTCAAATAGGGTCAAGCGGAAAATATATCTTTTATATATCATTATGTTGTTGACGCCATCTGAATAACTGCTATTATAAGGTATAAACACAAACGAGGAGACTTTATTATGAAAACATATATCGAAAAATTAAGCATCAAAAAAGTATTCGCAGGATACTATGAAGTTGTAGGACACCATCGTGATCACGACATTAATATTGTTAGTGTTGTTAATGATGGTGAAATTCAATGGCATACAGAAGGCTGTTCTTACTCTTCACTGAAAGATGCAAAAGCTAACGTATTTCAAGAGTTAGCAACTGAACATGCAGAGATATATTCTGAATTAAGAGGAGAAGTATAATGACTGACTTTAATTATAATGACGGCGGACGTGTCGCATCAGGCCGCAAGGGGACAACTGGTGATTGTGCAGTGCGAGCAATGGCAATTGCTTTAGAGCTGGATTACGATGCTTGCTATAAAGAAATAGCTCAGGCCAATAAGGATA